CGGGGCAGCGGCAAAGGCCGCATTGGCCGCCCGCCAGAAGGCGTTTACTGCCGCCCGGTGGGCATCCGCCTGGGCGGCATCCATGCCGCCCGTCCAATGGGCCCTACCGGGGTAGGCAAGGCCGGTCAGGGCCTCACCCAATACAACGCCCAAGCCGTCTTGCCACAAGGGGTGGCGTTGCCCCTCGTAAGTTACGGTTCCTTTCTTTTCGTCCCATTGAAAAAACTGGTCATAATTATATGATGCGTGATCGTGGTCATCGTGCCACGATTCGAGTTCGCCCTTACGGGCGGCCAGGGCGGCGATTACCAATTTTGATACCTTCAAGATTACTAGCATGGTGTTTCTCCTCTGCTTCTTGGTCGCTGGCACTGGAACCATTCCGGTGTCGATGATTGAATTATACGCGCGATTCGAGTGCCGTCAAGGGAAATGTCAATCAAATGTTTTTATGGGCCGTCACGTAAAAAAAACACTTGACATAGGAAAAGTGTCGTATACTGACGGGTAGGGGACTTGCGCCCACGATATACGCCAGGCAGATCGGCCTCCGGAGCGATCTCCATCAGAGTTAGCTGGACGATGTATCTGCCGAGCAGCATCGCCGGACAACGAAGGATTTACATGAGACAGACACCAGCCAGTGCACTTCGCCCTGGGCAGGAGAAGCCGTGTCCCCAGAAAGCGCGCGGACTATCCGCTATGTTGGCGGCGCACAGCCCTGCGAGCCGGGAAGAATCCTTAACGCTATACTATAAGATCATGTACGGTTACCCACTTGTCCTAACTGAGCAATTCGCGCGACCGGTCGCTCAGACTCAGTGTCTGGTGCCCGACACCCACCGTTGCCAATCTGCCGCCACTTCGATTTATACCCGCCTCCCGCGGCCGTACTACATCCATGATGCCGCCATGATCCAGCCGAGTGCTGCTTACTACGCCGTGAGGATGTGATGGCTAAGCGGATCGACTGGGAGCGGGTAGAGCGCGATTACCGCGCAGGACAGATCACTGTCCGGCAGATCGCGCAGAAGCACGCAATCTCCACGACCGCAATTACCGCTCATATGCACTCCGGCGGATGGACCCGCGACTTGTCACAGGCGATCCAGGCCCGCACCCAGGCCAAAATAAGCGAGATCGACGTGCAGGAGTTGATCGAGCAGTCGGCACGAGAGGGTGCACAGAAATCTGCACAGACGATCAGATTGGCGGTCGAACAGGCATCGGATGTAGCCGCCGGCGTAATTATTCGCCATCGGAAGAGCTTCCGTGACCAGGTTGAGCGCGCGGCCGTAATTGAGCGTCTGTTCGACGAAATCCTTGTTGCATCAAGCGCTTACGCGGGTGACGGAGCAGAGCCAATCGACATCCACAAAGCAGCAGCAGCATTCAAAGCACTGGTTGACTCCCGGGCCAAGCTGGTAGCTATGGAGCGCGAAAGCTTCGGGATCTCCGGACCTGACACGCCTGACGCGCGCGACGTAGACGCGATGCCGGCGTGCGACGCCTGGCGGGTGTGCAGCGATGGCCTCGGATAGCCCAGATTCATGCGCTTACATGGCATTCATCGTCTCACCGGCAGCGCCCGCACGGCTACCTCAAGGTCGACTAGGTATTTGCTGGCCGCGTGTAGCTCCAGGTATCTAAGTACGATTGCGGGCGGGCTGTCCCCCCACCTAGAAACGGTACACGGCGCCACCTCACAGATGCGCGCCACGTCGGCCTTGGTGAGCCCACAATGGGCTATCAGGCAGGAGAAACTTGGCGTTTTGTTCATAGTGCCACGCGGCCGGTATGTGCAATTTGCACATTATGCCCGTATCTGGGGCGAAAATGCCGATCACTGACCTGTCCAGGCAGCTTGTGGCAGGCTTCGACTGGACGGCACCGGACTACGAGGTCATCATTCGGCGCAGAATCAGGATGCTGAAGGCGTTGCGAGCGGAGCCAGGGGCCATCGGCGGGATGAAGTCCCACTTTCGTGACTACCCTTGCGACTTCGTCACCCTGTTCGGATCGACATTCGACCCGCGCTTGGTCGAGCGTGGCATCGACCCAGTCGTCCCGTTCCTGCTGTTCCCTCGGCAAGTCGAGTTCATCGACTGGATCATAGAGCGCTGGAAAGGGCAAGAGGATGGCGTGGCGGAGAAGAGCCGCGACATGGGCGTGAGTTGGTTGACTGTGGCTGCTGCCGTCTGGATTTTCCTCTACCACCCAGGAAGTGTGGTTGGGTTCGGCAGCCGCAAAGAGGAGTACGTGGACAAGCTTGGGGACCCTAAATCGCTATTCTGGAAAGTCCGGACATTCATCGACCTCTTGCCGCGCGAGTTCCGCCCTGCCGGATGGAACAGCAAGAAGCATGCGCCCTACATGGTCATAACCAACCCGGAGAATGGCGCAAAGATCGTCGGCGAGGCTGGCGACAACATCGGGCGTGGCGCACGTACCAGCGTTTACTTTCTGGATGAGGCCGCCTATATCGAGCGGCCAGAGGCCGTGGATGCCGCACTGAGCCAGACGAGCAACTGCAAACTGCATGTTTCGACGCCTAACGGAGCCGGGAATCCGTTCTACCGCAAGGCCAAGGGAGGCAAGTTGCCGCTGTTCGTCTTCGACTGGCGCGATGATCCGAGAAAAAGCCAAGCGTGGTACGATGCCCAGGTGGCTAAGGCGGACAACCCGACCATCGTGGCCCAGGAGATTGACCGTAACTACGAAGCGAGCGTGGTCAACTCCTTCATCGGCGGGGATTTGGTAAAGGAGGCAATGCTTCGTGGCCCGACCCAGGTGCAGGCAGTTGGTGGACTGCGCGTGGGAGTGGACCCGGCACGCTTCGGCGACGACAAGTTCGCGGTGACCATCCGTAGAGGCCGCTTAATCGTGTTCCAGGCAGAGGCGCAGAACCTCGACAGCTTTACCGGCGCGGCCTACGTGCGCGACTGCTTAGCCCCATATGGCGAGAAACCCGAGCAGATCGCGGTGGACGAGATCGGCATCGGCGCCGGAGTGGTGGACGTGCTCACCCGCATGGCCGAGTTCGCTGGCGTGGTAGTCGGAGTAAATGCCTCCCTGCGCATGGATGGAGCGGCTTCCGCGAATGGTGTTATGCCCATCCCATTGGTTGCCACCATCTATTACAACCTGCGCGCCCGGATGTATGGAGAGATGAGGGAATGGCTCAAGGGCGCGTCAGTCCCAAACGACGATGCGCTCCATGCCGAATTGACGTCAGTACGCTACGGCTACCGAGGCGGGTCGCTTTTGCTGGAATCGAAGGATGATATGCGGAGGCGCGGCGTGAAGTCGCCAAACAAGGCCGACAGCATCGCACTGACTTTTGCCATACCTGGCGCTCAGAACGACATGTTGGATCACCAGATTCTCACCGACACCGCGCTACAAGCCGGTCGGCGGCCTGCATCCAGATCGGGATATTGATGATGCTCTTACCTGGCTCACGAACTAGCGCGCGTCATCAAGAGGCTATGGAATGACAGAAGATAATAAGGAGTCGCGCTTCCGGGCAGAACGTGCCCGCTCAGACGAGGCCTACCTACGCGCCTGGAATGACCGGCTCCCGACCGCCGAGCAGCAATCCGCAAACCCGCTGCTAGGGCTTGGCACGCAACTTTTGGGCGAGTTCATTGAGGCGCAGCTATACCGAGATGAGACCGAGCAGCGCTGGCTCACGGATTTGCGCCAATACAAAGGCCAGTACGAGCCAGAAGAAGAGGCGATCATGACCGGAAGCAAGGCCTTCGCGCGCAAGACGAGAGTGAAGGTAGAGAGCGTAGATGCCCGCATGACCGACATGCTTTTCCCAGCCAATCGAGAGCGGAACTACTCGATTGACGCCACGCCAGAGCCCGTCATACCGGCCGCGAAGAAGCGTGAGATCATCCATGCACTCGGACAGATTAGCCAAGGTGGTCCGGTTGACCCAGAAGATGTGAAGAAGGCGGTCAATGGATTTGCCAAAGAAGCCGCCGAGAAGATGGCGGTAAGGATTGATGACCAACTGGCCGAGACGAAATATCGAAAAGTCTGCCGAGAGGTGCTCCACTCTGGGCACCTATACGGCACTGGGGTGCTCAAGGGGCCACTCGTCGAACGCAAGACAGATTTGTCCTACAAATGGGCGAACGGCAAATACACCCAGGTCGGCCGTACGTTCACGACCCCGTTTGTGACGCAGGTCCCCATCTGGCGATGGTATCCGGATATGTCAGTCACCGACCTGAAGGATGCCCGCTACACATGGGAGCACCACCGGCTAAGCCGTGCGACCCTATACGAGATGTCGAAACGGAAGAGTTTTGAGCAGACTGCTATCCTCAATCACATTGACGTCAACCCGGATGGTGATATTCGCCTCATGCGCTACGAGCAGGGCCTGATGGCAGTCGGAAACCAGCAGAGCCGGCTGACGAACCTCAAGACCGGGCAATACGATGTCTATGAGCGGTGGGGCTGGCTCAAGGCCGAGGAACTTGCTGCGGCAGGCGTAGATGTTCCAAATGACCGGATGCAGGAAACCTTTTTCAGTAACGTTTGGGTGCTACCAAACGGCGAAGTCGTCAAGGCAGTTCTATCCCCCATAAACGGGATGGATACCCCTTATCATCTGTACTACCTGGACAAAGACGAGACGAGCATCTTCGGTGACGGCTTCCCTTCAATCATGCGCGATGACCAGAGTCAGATAAACAGCGCGCGTCGCATGATCCTAGACAATGGGGCGATCTGTGCCGGGCCTCAGTTTGAGGCTTTCGTGCCGGCGTTTCCTAAGGGAACCGATTTCACCAGTATCCACCCACTGCGTGTGTGGCCTCGTAGCGGCGGTGATTTCCAGTACCCGGCCATCCGGCCGCTGAACTTCGACTCGCACATCGGCGAGTTGATGGAAATGGAGAGGCTGTTCGATACCAGCGCAGACGAAACGACCGCTATCCCAAAGTTTACGTATGGCGACAACCCGACAAACGGGGCGGCAGGGACTATGGGTGGCCTGTCAATGCTATTGGGTCAGGCCAATATCGCCTTGAAAGACCTAGTGGCGAACTGGGATGAAGTCACCAAGAGCTTCATTACCGCCATGTATCACTGGAACATGCAGTTCGGGCGTGATGATGCAATAAAGGGCGACTACGCCGTTGTGGCGACTGGCGCTGCCTCACTGGTTGCAAAAGAGGTGAGAGCCAACTTGCTGAATCAGTTTGGTGCCACCCTCCAGCCGGAAGAGCGCCAGTTTATTAAGTGGGATATTCTGGTGCGCGAGAAGGCCAAAGTGCAAGAACTAGATTCCTTGGCGAAGACCCAAGTTGAAGTTGACGAAGATGCCGCCACGCCTGGCGCAAAGATGCAGCAACAGATGATGCAAATGCAGCAGGAACTCGCAATGAAGACGATGGAAGCCAACCTCAACAAGCTACAAGCCACCATCGAGAACCTGAAGGCGTCTAGCGGGAAGATCGCCGCCGACACGGAGAAGGCAATTGCAGAGGCGGTAGACGCCAAGGTCAAGGCGGCCTACTCCGCGATGCAGGCGGCTGGCGTTATCGTCGCCAACAAGGAGGTTGCCCCGGTTGGCGATGCGCTCCTGAAAGAAGCCGGATGGGGCATCGACCAGAGCGCTACCGATGCGCCTATCCCAGATAAGCCTGTAGTTCCGCCAGAACAACTTGCTGACAACGCAGATGAACCCGCTCCTGCCGAGATAGAGGCCATGACGCCGGATACGGCTGAACCCATGTCGCCCGCCATTGGGCAAGAGGCTGGCATCGAAACATCAAGGATTTCCGGATGACCGCGAGCATAGACGCGACTGCCGCCGCGCGCGTTGCGGATAAGGCATTTTCCGCTCTGCACGCGACGCTAACAGGCGATCAAAAGCAGTCGGTTGTTGACTGGCTTGACGCACTGGCCGCGCAGCAATTGATCGGGATGGCAACCTGCAACCCCGCTATGCTTGCCGCAAACCAGTTACGCGCTCAACAGTTGATAGCCCTTACCGACGCGATCTCGACCGGCTCTACCACTGGGTACGTTTTTTAACATCGGGGCCGATGGCACCGACTAAACCGGCCCGCTTCTGCGGGTTTTTTGTTATCTGGCTTTCATGAAGGGATGCCAAATGAAAAATCAACGTGATTACAAGCAAGCATTTGATGCCCGCTACGAAAAGCGGGTTGACAAAATGCCCACTGATGAACCGATGCCAAATGGTGAACCGATGCCAAATGGTGATATGCAGGCTCCAAACATGATGGACGAGCCGTCCGCCACCAGAGAGACGCCACCCATGCCGGCTGCCGAGGCTACCGACATGATGGGAGAAGGGATGACCCCTGACGAAAAGCAGCGCGAGAAGTCATGGGAAGGTCGGCTCCGCAAGCGGGAGGAAGACATAGCGGCACGTGAGGCCAGCGCTGGGCAATCTGAACCGGGCGAAGCACTCGCCAAGTTGAGTGAGCAGTTCGGTCCTGAGTTCGCCGACCTGATCGTCCAAGTGATCCGCGAGAGCCTTCCAGCGTCCAACGAAGAAGAAACGGCGACTTTGCGCGCCGACATTGACGACGTGATTGAAATCCTCAAAAGCGAGCGCATTGGTCGCCACAAGGAAGCCATCATGTCGGCCCATGCAGACGCCTATGAGATCGCAAAAACACCAGAATTCAATGAATGGTGCAGAACCCAGGACGACCCTGCTGAATGCGATCGGATCATCAATAGCGGGACTTCCCAAGAAGTCATCGCCCTCTTAACCAAATTCAAGTCCCACCTGAACACCGGAGAAGAAGGTGCTGGCGACGACGACAGCGAAGCGGCAACAGCCGTGCGCGGTTCGTCCCCGATCACGCTCCCGAATCGCCCGGCGCAAAGCCCTGACGACGAATATATAGCCGCCTGGAACGCCAGGTAACAATTGATTTACCGACCAGTGGCGGTTCCACTGGACTGCACCGCTTTACGGGATGCACTCAGAACCGCGCTTCTTCCATGGCGCCGGGACAGGCAAAAGCCCCCCGGAATTGGACCGCATACGGAAATCATGAGGCCACCAGACAAAAGGCGGAAGTAACTACTTCTTCCATAAACGAAAGGATAGATCATGACTGATTATGCCTCAATTAACACGAACCAGACCGTGCATTCGGTTGAAACGCTGCTTCAGCGTGCCATCCCAATGATGGTACTGGAGCAGTTCGGCCAACTCAAGCCGATGCCCTCAAACAGCACCAAATCGCTGGACTTCCGCCGCCACAAGTTGCCAATCCCGACCACTGCGTCAGGCTTTATTCTTGCGGAAGGCGTCACCCCGACCGAAGCCATCCCGACAATGGAATCGGTCACCGTCACGCTCCAGCAGTACGGTGCCGTGGTGGGGGTTACCGACGTTGTGGACGACATGCACATTGACGATGTACTCACCGAGTACATGGGTATCCTGGGTGAACATGCCGGCCAGGTGATCGAACTGATGCGTTGGTCCTCAATCGTGTCAGATACCAGTGCCAACGTCATCTACGCCAACGGTGTTGCGTCCGATGCCCAGGTAACCACTTCGCTGACCTCCAAGGAAGTGCGGGCTGGCCTGCGTTCCATCAAGGCCAACTACGGAAAGGCGATCACCAAGATGGCCAAAGCCGGTACAGACTACGGCGCTCAGGCAATCGAGCCGGCCTACATCGCTGTGATTAACAGCGACCTGGAAGCCACTATCCGGGGCAACCTCGGGGCGAACTTTACCCCGGTTGCGGATTACGGCCCCGGCGCGCAGAAGTTCCAGGGCGAGTTCGGGAATTACGAGAACATCCGCTTCATCTCGTCCGCCCTCCTAGGCAAGCGTGCCAATGCGGGTGTCGCCGTGGCGTCTGCGCCTACCCTGCTGTCTGACGACGGTGTGAATGTCAACCTGTACGACACCTGCATCTTCGCTGCCGATGCCTGGGTTGGTGTTGCTCTGAAGGGCGCGTATGCCGTCACTCCCAGTATGCACCGTGCCGCCGTGTCCGACTCCGACCCCCTTGCCCAGCGCTCCAAGGCTGGCTACAAGACGATGCAGGCCGCAAAAGTCGTTCAGGTTGCCCACATCAAGAAGCTTGTCACTGGCTGTCTGAAGGACTTCTGATCCTAGTTGATCTTCACCAATAGCCCGATGGCTCACCCCATCGGGCTTTTTAATTCCAAAGGAGCTTCAAATGTCGCGTGGTATTCCAAAAACACCTGCAATTCAACAAAAATCAACCGATGTTCACGTTACGCCTGTCAACCCCTACGACACGCCCACCCAACCGATAGCCTCCGATACTGTGAGCAAAAACACTACCCCTGCGAAACCAATCCCAGCCGCTCCGGCCAACCCTCACGCCGCCAATACGTCTACGCACCGCAATGTGATCGTGCAGCGCCCGCATGATGTAACCGATGACTATTTCTTCATTGGCCACAATGCTTTCGTTGGCCAGTTCAAGTATGATGTACCAGTCAGTCTGCCCATTGAGGTCATAGAGCACATGCGAACCATCATGCGCGTCACTCATCGGCCTGGCCCAGATGGGCAGATTCAAACGCACACGTCAAACGCCTTCGCGGTGATGGATGCCTGATCATGGCCAGCCGGGCACTTGCCGATCTTCGCCAGGACATCCGTGAAAAGGCACTCCTGCACATCAATGCGTGCGCTTCCGAAGGCATCGACCTGTTGATCTACTGCACCTTCAGAAGCAACGTCGAGCAGAACGCCGAATACGCCAAGGGCCGCACGGCTCACGGCGCGATCGTCACCAATGCGCGCGGCGGGCAGAGCAAGCACAACCACGTCGAGGATGGTGTAGCGGCCTCGCTGGCCTATGACTGCATCCCGATTGTCAATGGCAAGGCCCAGTGGGGCAACGCATCCTTGGTATCAAGAGTTGGGATACTGGGCGAATCGGTCGGCCTGACTTGGGCCGGCCGGTGGCGTGGGAGGTTGCGTGAATCCGTCCATTTTGAGGTTTCGTCTTGACATCCCCCCGGCCTGAGGCTGAGGTTTTACGGAGAAGAACCTGATGAATCTGCTTCCTTCCATCAAAGATAGCCGTGGGCGTGAGTCACGAACTCTGCTGTTCGTCGCCCTCGCCGCAATTGTTCTTATCTACAAGTTTTCCGTCGCTAGTTTGACGATCTTTGGGTTATCCTTTCCGGCTATGAGCGCGACCGAGTTCGGTATTGCATTCGGCGCAGTGCTGGCTATCTGGCTGGGCCGTGAATGGACCGAGAAATCAAAGTGAGATGGCAAATTCATGCCACTTCGATAATCGCCTATGCCCTTGTGTTTGCCTGCGCAATTGCGATGTTGGCATGGTGGCAATGGCCAAAGACTCCGCCATCCGCTTCAATACCATTGTCGCCAGCCATGGAAGTACGCAACGAGGACAAAACGACACTCACGAATGCGGCACCGGCCAAAGTCTACTCGGCGAAGGTAAAGGCCAAGTTCACCCTCCCTGACGCTGTTCAGTCCGACCCTGCGCAGCATGTTTCAGCAGTTGGAAAGCTAGACACAATGGATAGGCCATACACCGTGACGGCCGTGTACGACGAGGATACCGGCGAGAGTTCAGTTTACGCCCGCGCTGATACGCTTCCCTGGGTATCCGCTACGCAACGCGGGCAAGTTGGCTTGCACTATGGGATAAAGAACGGGTTGCGGCCGGTTACTAGGATTTCAGTGAGCCAAAGTTTCCTAAGCATCAAGGCGCTTCAATTAGGTGGAGCGGGAACCTTGGACAGCGATGGCCAATGGTTTGTTGGCGTTGGAATTAATTATAGGTGGTAGGATGGATAATTCAGAAATTAGCAGCATCGGCAACAATGCAGAAGAAGATCTTCTGAACGCAATTCAACGGTCCACTGACACAGACCTCAGATCGGTGCTCATGTTCCAACTCAGGACTCTACGCGCCCTGGAGAGCACCATCATGGCGCTTGGAAATAAGATTGACGCATTCATCTCAGATGAGAAAAGGATTGCGGCTATCGCACTTGAAAAACATTATAAAAACCATGATCGTGACCACTCCTGGATAGACTTCAAAATCAAGGAAGAGCCGATAGTCGCCGAAGAACGCCGATGGATACGCCGCTCAATCGACGAAGAGTCACGAAAGAGTCGCCAGCAGCGTGACGACGAAATTGACGCCCGCAAGCAGGCGCGGGCAGTGGTATTCAGGATGATAGAACGCATCGTAACATGGGCTACGATAGCTATTCTAGCTTTGATCGGGTTCACAAAATGACCACCGCTATATCACTGTTTACGCGTCGGGCAACTCCCGAGTTACCCATGTGCCCAATTCCGCTTGTCAACGACGCTATCATGGCGGCAGTACGGGACCTGTGCGACGAAGCGGACCTGATTACCGACACCGTGACGTTCACATCCGTGATCGGCACGCGCAAGTACGCGCTCTCACTGCCTTTTGGTTTCAAGCTAAGTCGCGTCACCAGCGTAAGAACGACAAACTACCCGCGCGGACTTGGTATCACTAGCCAGCAAGAGGCCGATCAAGTCGTTCAGAACAACATCCCTCGCAACTATTACGTCGATGGCTTAAACAAGGTCTGTCTTGTAAGCACGCCAAGCGTGGCCGAGGCGGTCAGCGTCTCCGTGGTGCTTAAACCAGAACTAACCGCGACCGACTTGGGTGACGTGTTCTACGACACCCATCTCGACACGGTTATGGCCGGCACGAAGGCTAGATTGATGCTCATGCCAGGGAAGCCATGGACGAATTTTGAACTAGGCTCCGCCTACGAAACGCGGTTCCGAAACGATTTAGTTGCCGCCAGGATCACAACCGTGACGGGCAATGCCGGGGGGCTGTTGACCGTTCGCCCGCGCAAGTTCGGAGGTTTGCCGACCGCTCGCGCACATGAGCTTTGGGGATAGGTTGTGGCACTCTGCCCACTTCCAATTTCCTTCACCAGCAAACTTTATCCGCTCTATGTAGTGGAAGGGTTAGGGGTGGCGTCGGGCATGACGGGAGGGCGGATGCTTGGCGTTGCGATGGTCGAAGGCATGGATGTGTCGGCCGCGCTCACAGGCGGGTCGCTGCGTGCTATCCTCGGCAACTACCCGTACTACCAACCGGAGGCGCTGGACGTATCTGCTGCGCTGACCAGCGGGTCGCTGCGTGCTATCCTCGAGAACTACCCATTTTACATGCCGGAGGCGATTAGCGTCACGGCTGCGCTCACTGGAGGCTCCCTTGCATAATATCCCAATAAAACCCACCGTCGGCATGGCTGGCCGCTTCAAGATCGAGGCAATTCGCCCGGACGGCAGCAAGCGTGTCCTGGCCGACTGGTTCGACAATCTGATCCTCGATGCTGGGCTGGAACGTCTTGGAACCGCCAGTGCACTAGGCACATGTGCAGTAGGGACAAGCTCTGTTGCGGTGAATGCCGCACAGACTTCGCTCCAGGTGCTTGCCGCCTCGACTACCACACAACAAGCAAAAGTATATGGCACCCAGGCGACTGCGCCCTATTATGCATGGAACAGAACTACTTACCGCTTCCCACTGACTACGGCTATCGTTACCGGAAGCATTACCGACACCACGCTTACGGTTTCTGCTGTTTCTTCCGGAACAATCAAGGTCGGCGCAGTCCTTACCGGAACCGGAATTTCTGCCAACACGACTGTTACCACCTTCGGCTCGGGTTCTGGCGGAATAGGCACCTACACTGTCAGCCCATCTCAGACGGTTTCTAGCACCTCGATAACCTCCACCTACGCCACAGCGGCCGGAACGCTTGCTGAAGTTGGGGTTGGCTGGGGCGCGACGAAGATGTTCTCACGCGCCTTGATACTTGCTGGGGGTAGCGCCGCATCCGTGACTGGAAGCATTAAGTCCAAAACCCTAACGGTTACCGCAGTCACATCCGGAAGCGTGGTTGTCGGGTCAGTAGTGACGGGAACGGGCGTGACGGCTAACACGGTAGTGACCGAACTCGGAACTGGAACAGGCGGAACCGGAACCTATATCGTTTCTACATCACAAACAGTGGCCTCAACTGCGCTGACCTGTACGGTAGCCGGCGCCGAAGCCCCGATTACGGTCCTTGGAGATGAAATCCTGGACGTGACCTATGAGTTACGTCTGTACCCGCCAACATCAGACGTACTCGGAACGGTGGTGTTGGACGGCGTGACGTATTACACGATCCTGCGGGCGGCCAATGTCACTAACAATAATATGTGGGGATATGATCGTATTGGGGGCGTAGCGTTCTTGATCGGGACCAGATCCCCTTATGGTGGCGCCAATGCGTATCAGGACACCATTGGCGAGATAACCAGTCACCCATCAGGAGTAATTAGTGGATCTGGTAGTAAATCACGGGTACCCTATTCGGCAAATTCCAAAACGGCGGAAGGCTCGTTTACCTGGGGCGTTAACAACGGGAACCTATCGGGCGGAATTGGCGCGATACTTTGGCGTGTCGATGGTGGCGATTACTATAATAGCCTAGAGGCTTACCAAGTCGGCTTCTATGAGGCCGACTACACCACACCGCTAAAAATCCCTAAGGACAACACCAAGACGCTCACGCTCAGTTTCAGCGTCACCTGGGCGCGGAAGACGCTGTAATGCTGCCTGACAATACACTGTCCTCCATCGCGGTATCGGCGCCGTTCCTACCTCCAGATGACAGGCCGCGCGAGCCGCTTATCGACTGGGAGCGTGGCGGCATCGGAATCAGCGATGCGTCGCTAGGCCACGACGTACAGAACTGGAAGGCATGGTATGCTGGGAACGTGATCTGGGTTGCACCAGAAGCCGATTTGTCCGCTAAGACGGCGGTGCTGGAGTTGGGTGGAGTAACCGAACTGGCGTTAGCGTTCGATATTTCCATGCACGTCACGCTGGTCTATATGCGGAATGGCCTAGCCAATCTCTACTGGTACGACACCAACCTGAACGACCATACGACCACCCCGTACCCAGACATCACTAGCCCTAGGCTGACGTTTGATGACAAGCGGGAATCGCAGTCGTCTGTCAATGACGTGCTGTTCTTCTATCTGAAGTTCGGGCAGCTACGCTACCGACAGCAGCGCGACCGATTTCTGATAGAGCGTGTGCTGGCCGACGTTCCGGACTTTGGGGCACGCATTGAAAATGTCGGCATGACTACCGGCAACCGGGTAGAGATTCGCTTCTATCAGGATAGTGTTGTTGGTGGCTATGCCGTCCTTACAAATCCCATTCATTCCGTCTTAGTTGGATTGGCTTGCGGGCATACTTTGACGCCCGGCGTCTTGACTCCAGTAACGTCTAGCGCCACGTTGCATCCTGTCGATACAGATTGCCGGAGAACATGATGAGCCTGACCTTGCAGACCCCGATCACAACCGCCAGGACAATCCTCAACGACATCCTGATGACGACCTACCCAGATGCCGATCTACTGCGATACGCCAACGATGCTCTCGACGCCATCGTTACGCTGGCACCTCGCTACTTCTATGAAACCGGAACCCTCGCTTGTGTCGCCGGGGAGGTGCTTCAGTCGATCAGCTTTGCCGATGCGCTGTCGCTGGTGTCTGTTGACCGGGTAGTTGGCGGGGGTGTCGTCACACCGACCGACCGCGCCACCCTGTCAGCCTTCGCCCCTGGATGGATGTCCGAAACAACGGGTGCGGCTATCCACTGGTTCCCGCTCGATGACAGCAAGACGCGCTTCTACGTCTATCCGCCAGCGCCGCCATCGCAGACGCTCTCCGTCACCTATGTGCGCATCCCTTGCGAGTACGCAATAACGGATGAAACCACGCTGCCGGCAACCTTGTCCGGGGCCATCACGGACTACATCGTCTACGTTGCACTCACGCGGCAGGACGAGTACGCATCCCAAGAACGGGCCGCTGGTTTCATGGCGTCGTTCGTGGCTCGCCTGTCCGAGAAAGCCTGATGTCTATCATTGCATTAAATTCCTTCTCCGGTATTGCTCCGAGAACAGACCCGGCTTTCCTACCGCAGAACGGTGCCCAGGTAGCCCAGGACGTTCGCCTACACGCCGGCGCTATCCGTGCGTGGCGTGGGTCAAGATCCATCGGCGTCACCGTTCCGGCGACTACTCAATCCATCTTCTATGACCAAGGGTCAGAACGCTGGTTTTCCTGGGACACCGATGTCGATTGCGTGCTCGGGCCCGTCGCGGATGACGATGACAAGAGACGATACTACTACACTGGGGATGGAACGCCGAAGAAGACTGATTCTGCCATGGCGATCGCCGGAACGGGCCGTTACCCGCAAACCTACTACGAGTTGGGTGTCCCTGCGCCTGCCGCAGCCGCAACCGCGTCTGCCGGTACGGGCACCATGACTAGAGTCTGGGTCTACACCAATGTCTCCCTGTTCAGCGGAATCGAGGAAGAAGGCGCCCCATCCCCGCCCGTAACCATTGCCACCTGGGCGTCCGGAGACACCATTACCATAGACGCCATGTCTGATGTTCCCACCACCGGCTACAACGTCACCAAGCGGCGCCTGTATCGCTCCAATGGCGGAGCCTACCAGTTCGTCAAAGAGTTCACTGGGACATCCACCACGGATGGGATCACAGATGAGCAACTGGCTGAGGAGATTACCTCCACGAATTTTGATGTCCCACCCGTAGGACTCAAGGGGCTGGTGTCGCTCGCCAATGGGATTCTTGCCGGGTTCATCGGAAATTCACTGTACTTCAGCGCCGCCTACCAGCCGCACGCCTGGCCATCTGACTACGCGCTCACCGTGGCCGACAAGATCGTCGCACTGGTCCCCATTGCCCAGGGCATGTACGTACTCACCACCGGGAAGCCGTACTACTGCTCCGGGATGACCCCGGATTCCATGTCAACGGAGCAGATGAGCAAGAACGTCCCCTGTTTGAGCAAGCGATCTGCTTCGACCGATGGGGTAGGGGCGATCTACGTTACCTACAACGGCATCGCCCATCTTTCCGGGGCGACTGCTTCAAATACCACTCGATCACTATTCACACAAGAAGAGTGGATCAAATACGACACAAATGGGATGCACGGAATTTTCTATGATGAGCGGTACACGCTCTGGTACACCCGGGTCGAGACAGACTACTTCGTCATGGACGGCGCCTTCACGATGGGTGGAAGCATGGCGATGGACGGCTCAATCTCGGATGCCGTCACGGTCACCAGCGGCCTCGTCATGGACACCACGTTGCCAGAAGCACCGATGACCACGATCAGGATTCCAGCCACAGCCGCGCACATCATCACCAGCACCGGAAAGTTATACCTGCTCTGGGACGACAAGATAGTTGAGTTTGATGCAGACCTCATCAGCAGAAGTCAATATGAGTGGAAGAGCAAGTTATTCGTTCTTCCACGCCCGATGAACTTTACTGCGGTTCAGGTATTGGCCGATCACGACCCCGAGATTATTGCATTGGAAACCGTCGCAGATAACATGATTACCCAAACGGACAATGCGAGCAAATGGGCTGAAGGCGCCTATAGCTCTGGGTGGGGAATCTGTCTCGCCAATGAATTCGAGTGGAATGGATCGTCACTCACCGGTGGAGGAACAGGAGGAACAGGAGGGACAGGAGGAACAGGAGGGACAGGGGGAGGAACAGGGGGAACAGGGGGAACTCCTAGAACCCGATTCTTGGCCATCCGTATCTATGCTGATCAGTCCATTGTTTTTCAGGGTGCCGTCAATGACAACAAGCCGATTCGCTTGCCATCCGGGTTTAGGAGCGATACATGGGAAATCGCAATCTCTGGTAACATCCCGGTGCGGAGGATTGTTATGGCCACAACGGTTCCTGAACTAGCGCAAGCATGAAGCCGTCAATCCCCCCACCTACCGCTATCGATCCAGGAGCCGCGCGAGTAATCTGGCCTATCAAGCATATTCTAGATGAGATCACCGGCGCGCGATCAGGGCCGCTAGAGCCGCTCTCTAAAACGGCGACATTGGACGAAGTGATCACCAAGATCAACCAACTCGTTGCACGACTCGGAGCATAAAAGGAACCGCTATGAGCAAATTCGTTACCATATTAGATATGGAGTTGATGTGTTCAACCGATGGCTACCCGCTTGTGAACCGAAACGGCGAGCAACTTTACCAACTGCGAACACCTTTTATCTATCAGTCCGATGTGGCGGACATGGTTATCACCGTCCCGGCCGGATTCGTCACTGATCTGGCATCAATCCCGCGTCTGCCATTTGTCTACATCCTGCTGGCAAAGATATCCGACATGCCTGGCGTTGTGCATGACAGCCTATATTCGACTGGCGCGATCCCTCGTGCATTGGCGGACAAGGTGTTGCGCGAGGCTTGCCTATTGATAGGCGTTTCTGCATGGAAGGTGTGGCTGATATATCAATGTGTTAGGCTTTGCTGTAGCGGCCATTACAATTCAAATAACACCATGGCGACAATTACCCAACTCGGCAAGAATGCCGATGTTTTCCGGAGCGAAATCTGATGACGATGCTTACCCCTATAGCGGCTTGGAGCGATGTGCCGCAACACGAAACGGGCACCCTTGTTCTTGGCGGGGCGGGCGCCCCAATGAATACCCAGGCCCAGGCGTTGCTGAACCGCACGGAGTGGTTGCTGGCGGGGAATGTGCTCGGCGTGCAATCCATCTGGGTTCCCGCTTCTGAGCTCTACGCGCGCTCCACCAACGGCGCGGCAGCCGGGACAGCCGAGACAGCAAATTCAAAGATCATGCTCAAGACCTTCGACTTCGACGCCGCAACCATCGAATACGTGCAGTTCATCCGCAGGATGCCGAAAAAGTGGAACCTTGGCACCGTCGCCGCCGCGTTCACCTGGAGTCACCCATATGCCACCACCAACTTTGGCGTGGCATGGGGGATTCAGGCCGCAGCGATCTCCAACGGCGATTCAATGGATGCCACCCTAGGTACCGCCAACTACATCTACGCTACAGGTGGAGCGGTGGATACGGCCTACACCTCACTTACTACACCGGCGATAACTATCCCCGGACCGCCAGCGGCAGAAGACCTCGTGGTGTTCCAGATTTTCCGCAACGCCGGCGATATGGAGGATTCCTTAGGCGTTGATGCCAGGCTTCATGGTGTTACCATCTACTTCACCATCGCAGCCGGCACAGACGCCTGATAGGACACGACAATGACCATTGGACTCAAGATTACCAACAACTTCAGTGCACCGATCGCCACAGGGATCAGTGACTCGGCAACTACGGTAACCCTGTCGGCTGGCTACGGATCGCGCCTGACGCAGTACGCTCCAGGTCAATACGAATACATGACCTTAGTAGACCAGTCAAACAACATGGAGATCGTGAAGGCTGTCGCTCGCTCCGGAGATTATCTGACGATTGTTCGCGCCCAGGACGGCACAGCGGCGAGAGCCTTTATCGTTGGCGATATTATTACCTCCCGCCCTTGCCGTGCCGCTCTCTACGATGCGATGGAAGTCAATATGGCAAAAGCCAATGTCGATTCGCAGGCCTTCACTGGCACCCCGTCACTCCCGACCGGGACGACCGGTGTTACCCAGACACAGGGGAACAACAGCACCAAGCTCGCTACCACCGCCTATGCCGATGCGGTAAAGGCGGCATCTACCGCCTATGTGGATTCGGCTATTGCATCCGCATCTGTACTTCCAGCGCAAGCTGGTCACAGTGGGCAATATCTTACTACGAGCGGATCGACAGCCTCTTGGGCCGCTATCACAGGGGGCGCAACAGGGTTCCCTGCCCCGAAGGTCGGGGAAGGAATCGGTCAGTGGGTCACGCTGGCGGCTGGGACGAGAACATTGCCAGCCGGTGGAACATGGGCCTATGCGGGGTTTATAAAGCAAACTTGGTTTGATGAGCTAACAATATTTTACGCAGGTGTCGGGGTCGGCGGTTCAAATATTCAAGGAGATGGGATTTACCAGCCAGGTGGATTCGCATGGCGTATCGGGTAACGCAATCCGTTGAAATGGTGTAGCATCCAGCCCAACGAAAGTTCGCCCGAGACTATCCGAATCCGCCTACTATGCACATTTTTTAGCCCACTATCATGCCTGACTACACCCCTGAATGGTTCAATGGTAACATGGATGCGGTGCGTCTGCTGGATGACCTTGGCTACGTCGCGCACATCTGGGACGACCTGATAGACAAGGACAAGCCAGTGTCAGACGAAGCGATAAACTCCGCTTTCGAGCGCGCACTGTCGGATATACCATCGAACCCTGTCTACTTGAAGTATCAGCCCGCCTTAGCGCCGCTTATCTTTACTGGCATCATGGGCTTCCATGCGGCGAACCGCATGGAGAGATCTGGCGACCTGCACCAACTTGAAATAGCCCATGGGCTGCGCTATGCCGTGGGCCACGTCGGCACCTTCCTGGTGACCGTTTTCAACAATAAGACCCGCGCGGCAGAAATCCTGCCGGACGTGTGGAAAGCCATGATGCCCGAGCGCATCGACGATTACATGAAGGAGCATACCAATGTTCGGAGCGAGTAAATACAGGACGTGGTTGCGCCACCCAGGAGCCAACTTCGGCGGGGGGGATAGCGGAGGTTCAGAGAATTCTGCGACCGAGGCGCAGGGGCGGATGCTCGACTACAACCTTGGCAAGCTCAAAGAGACCGACGCGCTGCGAGACCCCTATATGGCCGGCGGCCTGCAAGGGGCGATGGGAGCCTACGACAAGTACAGTAGCCAGGGATACATTGACCAGATGAAGGGTGCGGCCGCCAACGCCGCGCAGGCCGCGACCGATAGCAAAACGGCGGAGATGGTGCGGACCCTTGGGCGTTATGGGCTCAACCCTAATTCTGGAAAGTTCGCCGGCATGGCCAACCGCAATGCGATGGCTGGCGCTGCAACGAAAGCCGGTGCTGTCAACCAGACCGGAATTGCCCTGGACACCGCGCAGACCACCGCCGCAACAAACAAATGGAAACTGCTCAACGACATGCAGACCGAGAGCATGACGCAAGGTCAACAGATCGCAGGCGGATATGGCTCGCAAGGCCAGACCATGGCACAAAACGCACAAACCAATGCCCAGGCAAACGCCGGACTTGGCAGCACATTGATGGCTGGCGCTGACATCTACGAGAAATACTTCAAGAAGGACGGCGGGCTGGTGGAAGAGGGATTTGCTGATGGTGGCCGCGCCCGCTACATGGAACGCGGAATGTCCATGACCGGACCCAACGCCGGCATACAGGCGGCACCGCAACCAAGCGGAGCACAGCAGGCGGTTGGTATTGCCAAGGGCGTGAACCGTGTCTACAAGCTTGTCAATCCCGCAAAGGCAGAAATAGCAAAGGACGCCAGCATCGACGTAGCAAATACTGCGTTGGCTGATGCGTCTGCAGATGGCACGACAGCGCTTGGGTTGACAGGAACTGGTGCTGGCGTGGGTGGCGTTGGAAGCCAAGCCGCAGGAGCTGGCCTGGCGGAAGCCGCAGGCGAGGCTGCCGCAGAGACTACCGCATCGCTGGCCACTGGCGTGGAAACTGCTGCGGCGGCGAATGCGTGGAACCCGATCGGATGGGCACTTGGCGCGGCTGCGCTGTTTGGGGCGCTATCGCACAAGGATGGCGGGATTGTGCATAAGCCAGGTCCCCTCAAATTATCCAAGCGTAGGGCAATGTTCGAGAAGACGTTTGAAGGCGAGAAGTACACTGGAACCAAGGCGCAGGATCAGCAAATGCTGGCCTACCTACAGGGTATCCTTCATGGCGCTTACGTTGCCAGCAAGCGCCATGACCTTCGTGACGGCGGGGGCGTTGACGGCCCTGGATCGAAGACTTCCGACTCCATCCCTGCGCGGCTTTCTGATGGCGAATTCGTTGTGAACGCGGAATCTGTTGCCATCCCTGGCGTACGTGCCCAACTTGAACGGATCAACCACGCCGGGCTTATGAAACGCTATAGTGACGGCTACGCCGACGGTGGCTTCGTGGACTGGATATACCAGAGAATCGCGGCCAATCCGAAGGCCGACTCAGAGGTCGATAAGCGAAAATTCATCCGCGAGAAGCTGATTGACGATGGGGTGGTCGGCAAAGCCGCTGGTTTCCTGCGCAACCGCGATGCCCAGATCGAAGCGGAACTGAAGCGCCAGGGTCTAAAGAACGGCGGAATGGTGAAAAGGAAGGGGTGCTGAGATGAGCTTCTGGACAACATTGGGTCAGGTAGGCGGTGGCGCGGCAGACACCTACTTCCGAAACAACCTTGGAGACAAGTGGGACCGGGCACGCCGCGAGAAGGCGGCCAGCGATGAAGCGGCCGGACTAAATCAACATGCCCCTGGCGCGAAGCGGCAAGTTGCATCCGACGCCGAGAACGCTAAGACGGCTGTCGATGGCAACTCGATCACTAACGGCGCTGACCAAACCACCGCCCCTGACGCAGCACCCATGCAATCGGTGGCGGCATATGATTACAAATACGGCGTTCCGGATACTGCGCCAATCAGCGAAGCCGAACGCTATGCAAAGATGGAGGACATCTACCGGCGCCACGGCTTCAATAACCGCGCAGATCTGTATGGGCAGCGTGCGTACACCGCCAAGCGAGACGACAAGCAAGACGCCCGCCAGGCTGTTCAAGACGCCAGTGCCGAGAGGATTAATGCTCTCAACGCAGCCAACCTTGAGATGCGCAATACGGATGCGGCCTATCAGCAGACGCAGCGCGCGGCGCTTGACAATGCCAACAGGGCTATCAGCGAAGGGATTGCAAATGGCACCCAATTCAGCCCTGCACAAAAGACCAAGATTTTCCGAGACTACGGAGTCAACCAGCAGAACGCGCTGGCTTCCAGACTTGCCAGCCTAAACTTTGGCAAGACAGAATTCGATAGCGAGCGCGAAAGGCTCTACCAGAAGGCATCTATCGCCGCAGCGAAGGGCGGGCTGAATGGGATGATTGACCTGTTCAATACCGATCCAGACTACAACGACAACACCAGTGTGTCAACCGCCCGAACAAAGAATGGAATGGTGGTGCTGACTCACAAAACTAATGATGGCAAGGTGCTGTATACATCGCAACCGATGACCGAGAAGGTGGCCATAGGCGAGGTTATCTCTACCCTGAAAGACCCGATGGCAGCTATCGAATGGCAGGAAAAGATGGCGGGACTTAAATCAAAACGGGATCTTGAGGCGGCTCAAGCCTATCACGCTGGTCAAATTGGACGGCTGGCCGGCGTCAAAGCGGCAGGAATCGCCGCAGCACCAGCCGGGACTGAGGCGGCCAATGCAAAGCCTGGAAGCTATTCCAAATCTGTAAACGATGGAGTCAAGCAGATCGCACTCATGCACGGCGCAAAGACCGACTCATTCGGCGCCTTCAGCTTCACCGACATCGCGGACAAGTCTGCATATTCACGCGACATCGCCAAGATGGAAGAGATGGTGATGTCCGGAATACCGCCCATGAAAGCCGCTGACATGATCATGCAGGGAACACGCCGCGAGCAGAATATACGTACCGTGACCAAGAACGACAAGCCTGCTAACGGCGCCGCCACTGCCTTGCGCGACAAGCTGAGGTACTGAGCAATGGTAGTAACCTGGAAAGAAGTATCTGGATCAGAAGACTACCAGAATCTGTCCACGGAAGATCGTGATGCCGTGCGCGCGGACTACTTCGCGCGAGTCATCGTGCCGCAGGTTGAAACGGCTGACCTGGAAGCAGTTCACTCTGACTTCATGGCGCGCACCAAGCCCGGCTTCACCGACAAGGCTTTGGACTACGTTCCTGAATTCATGGGCGGAAACAAGGCCACTGGCGCGGCGGCGGAAGCTGTTGACGCCACTGCTGCCGCCGCGCCGCAGGAAAACGACTTGTATGCCCAGGCCAGGAAGGAAAACCCCAGTGCCGGCGAGGACGTCATTGCAGCCCGGATGACCGAGATGGCGAACGGCGCGCCGGTAAAGCATGACGTCATCGAACCGTCCGCAACTGATGGTATCGGGCAGGCGCGCAGGCAGCGCGGGGCATCAGGAACATGGGGAAGCCAATCGCCAATTCCACAGGGCGCGGCAGGACAGGATATTTCTGGAACGATGCTTGGCCAGAAAAACCTGCCTATTGCCCCACCACCGAAAGGAATTGCATCTGCCACACAACAAGATTTTCAGGTGCTGGATAGAAATGGCTTCGCAGCCGCAAGCGCCGGTCTGAATAAGCGCCAGGCGGCCCAGGATCGTGACGAGCGCCTTAATGCCATCAAACGCAGAACAGGCGCAAATGATGTAACGGCGCGTGCAATCGCTAACCAGGAGGACATGGCCGGTGGTGAATTTCGAGTCGGCTCAATAACGGAAGATAAGCCGAAGAACCTACATGAACGGGTTGCTGATGATATATCGCAGATTGGGAATCAACTCTACTACGGAACGACAGAAGACGCACCACAAGCAGTATTCCAGGCTATCCAATGGCACGCACCAGAAGGTGGGGACGTTGCAGCATGGGCGAAAGAACAGGCTAGCAAGTATGATTCTAGCCACAATCAGCCCGATCTGTACGACAAGAACCCCCTAGAAAAAACGCTTATCTTAGGTGCACGAGCACTGCCTCAATCGAGTGCTGGTATGGCGGCCGGGATTGGCACGTCACTGATAACTAAAAACCCACTTACTGGATTTGTGGTGGGGAACAGCATCATCGCACCACTGTATGCAGGAAGCCAGGCGCAACAAACCTACGACAAGCTTATCCAAGCTGGGGCAAAGCCAAGTGACGCGAAGATCGCCGGGTGGATCAACTATGGCATAGAGGGTGGCGGGGAAGCCCTTGCAGGCGTGATCGGCGGAAAACTTATCACTGGTGTCGGTCACTTGCTGGTGAATGAATTAGGTAAACAAGGCACAAAGAAAGCGCTATCAACGATTACAAGCCCGTCATGGCTTGGCGCATTTGCCAAGGACATGCTTGCCAATGCCGGCATCCAGTCAAGCACTGAATACGTGCAAGGCTTCGGTGAGACAGCCGTAGAAAATTTATATGGTGCGAAGAACAACGGATCGCCGCATGAGGCAGGCAAGCATGGCGCCATTGCGGCCCTTGGGATGTCGCTGCTCTTGATGCCGGTCGCTGTCCCCGGGCACCTTAACGCCGCCAAGGATAGGGCAAACGTCGGAACCTTGTTGGTTGACGAGACGGCACCGAACGAGATGCGTATTCGCGCAGCTAGTGTTGCTCATGAAGGGCTAAAGAAAATAATAGGGAAGGATGCGGCGGATGCGTGGCATGCCAGCTTCGTCTCAAATGTCAGCAGGCCGGAAGCTGACGCCAATCTCGCAAAACAGCGTGCCATGAGCGCATGGGAAGGCAACCCGCTCACGCGCGGATCGGTACCTTCCGCGCAGCCTGAGCCGTCGCGCCCCGCCCCCACCGGCCCGCTCACGTCGGCCCTTGCCGCCGCGCCAGTAGCACCGGGCCAGACTGCCCCCGTTGATGTACCTACCCGAGCCGCCGCTCAGAACGTGCTTCCCACGCCTCTTCAAGAAGGCGCACCCGTTGAGGTGCCTCAACAGGACGATGGATCAGACGCAGCCCTCCTTGCCCGCATTCGGCAGGCAGAACTCCCAGACAAGACAGTCACCGACGAGACACCTAATGGCACAAGCGATCTTGCAGCCGCACAGAATTACCCTGACGCCAATGTTGAAAATGGCAATCAAGTCAAAGGCGCTGACCTACCTGGAAGCGGAATCGTTATTCCAGACGCAATGCCTGGGCTCCAAGGGCGAGACAGTACCAGTACCGGAATGCCAGTGGGAGACGGTGCGGCGCCTGCGCAACCACCTGGAGGGGCTAAACCTGGCGAGGCACTAGCAGACGAAATGCCGCCGGCGATCTCGGGATCATCAGAAGCGCGCACTCCTGGAGATGCCGCACTAGTCAATAAGCAATCTGATGGATTGCGCACGCTTGATGAGGAAGGCCGCGCGACGGATAGAAAACCGATCAATCCTGGGGACGTTTTCGGCACGCTATCTGGCCGCAAGACAACGCCAGTCCCGAAGCAGAAAGGCAAGAAGTACCACTCTCAATGGCTGATAGAAAACGCCACTTCTGAGGCAGAATCGCGTGGCGATAGCTTCAATTCTAGGGCATTCTCGAATATCGGGATGCTGAAAGGCGGGGGACTAACCGGTGCAGACCGTAGCGGGATGTTGATGTACCTGTTCGGTCAGCAGCCTGCGGTCGTTCCACCCATTCTGAAGCCGTTTACTGTAGGCGCCCCTAGTATCGCCGACGCCAAGGCCAAAATCGGCGCGCTCAAGGCATTACAGAAATCACGACTAAAGCCGATTGACGACGCCCGTATTCATGGCATGGAAGGAGACTTGCGAGCAATCGCTAAACTAACTGGCTGGGCGCAGGAAGGTGGTCGAATGATCCGTGGATCAGAGGACTTCAATCATCCTGACTATGACAAGATCAGCCGCACCACCTGGATACCGCACCAAGAATGGTATGCGGGCATGGCAAACAAGATTTCAGGCCAGGCGGCTGTTAATGCCGTTGAAGACGCCATCGCTGGCAAGCCGATGAATGCGAAGTCAAAGCGGTTTGTTGCTGAGTTGATGGACATAATTACCGAGGAGAGAAGCCAGAATAGCATCGCCGAGCGTGAGAAACTTGTTGAAGAAGCGAGTGCGCTTGGAGTGGACACCACAGATAAGACAGCAGAGCAGATCAGGGCGGAGATCGACGCCCTGTACGCGCAGTACGATCAGTTGGAACGCGAAGCAATTCAGGAAGCGGATAGTTTTGTCGATGATGCACAAGAAGAGGTCAACGATATTCCGTTCGGTGAAGACGAATCGCGCAATCCGGCAGACCTTAACACCATTTTTGGAGCAGCATGGAATGAAGAAATCCAAGGTGAAGCACAAGGGCCAGACCGCCAAGAAGCTGCGCCTCCTGGCGCTACGCCAGCGGTTCCTGGCGTTCCCGCCAGAGGAGCAGAAGAGGGTCGTGGCGATGATGAAAATCCGCCTCAAAGTGAAAGCCTTGGAGACGGAGCTCAGGGGCCTGAACGAGAAGGCGCAAATGACCAGAGCGGCGAGCGTGAAACCGGTAAACTAAGCCCGGGTAAAGTCGGACAATTCAATCTGGCTGACAACGGCAAGCCTACCATCGAATTGGTCGGCCAGACAATGGAAGAAATACTGGCCGATCTAGAGGCTGAACGTGATCGCATCCGCACGGTCGCATCCGACGCGCTCGCGGAAGAAAAACGCGCGAAACGAGCGCGCGCCAAGCCGCGCGAGGCCCAGGTTATCGCTGACAGGGAGAAGGAGAAGAAGGCCGAAGTTGACGCCACCGTCGCCAACTATGAACTTGGCCAGGAACCACCGTCCCCTATCGTAAAGAAGGTAACGCCGGATGAGCTTGCAGGGCAGGGCGACATATTCAGCGCGCCTCAACCAACGCCAGCCAAAGCGCCGGCGCAGACGGGGCCTGTCGGTATTACGGTGAGCGACATCGTGCCCATGATCCTGAGGCAGATCAGG